TTAGGCACGTTGAATTACAAGGTCCTAATTTACAATCCTACTCCGAAGACACAATAAAAACACAAGGCTCTTATTCTCTAAAAGGAGTAGCTTTGATAACTGATAGCTTAAACGATACTTTAACAAGGACGATAGCATAATGATAGACCTAACAGGTAAAACTCTTTGGGTATTTGATATTCGTGCTTCAAGAACTGGTAGTAATATCAAAGTAGGGTTGCATGACGCAGGGGGGACGACTACTGAGCATACTCCAAATATTCTTGTTGCTGATACGTGGCAAAAAGAACAGGTTGATATATCAGGAGTTTCGACTGCAAATAAAGATGCGATAGATAGTATTATTACAACGATAGTAAATGCTGATGCAGCAAATACTTTTTATATAGATAACATGTATGGAACTACTGACGCTAGTTCTTCTTCGTCGTCTAGTAGTTCTAGTAGTTTAAGTTCTTCAAGTTCTTCAAGCAGTTCTAGTTCTTTAAGTAGTTCTAGCAGTTCAAGCTCATCTAGCAGTTCTTCATCAAGTAGCTCTTCTAGTAGCTCATACAGCTCAAGTAGTTCTTCATCAAGTAGCTCTTCTAGTAGCTCATACAGCTCAAGCAGTTCTTCATCAAGTAGCTCTTCTAGTAGCTCATACAGCTCAAGTAGTTCTTCTTCTTCAAGCTCAAGCTCTTCTAGTAGTTCTTCTTCTAGTAGTTCTTCAAGCAGTTCATACAGCTCAAGCAGTTCAAGCTCTTCAAGCAGTTCAAGTAGCTCAAGTTCTTCTTCAAGTAGTTCTTCTAGCAGCTCATTCTCGTCAAGTAGCTCAAGTTCTTCTAGCTCATCAAGTAGCTCAAGTTCTTCATCAAGTAGTTCTTCTAGCAGTTCTTTCTCGTCAAGCAGTTCTAGTTCTTCATCTAGCAGTTCTAGTTCTTCTTCGTCTAGTAGTTCATTCTCATCGAGTAGTTCTTCTTCGTCAAGCAGTTCAAGTTCTTCTAGTAGTTCTTCTTCGTCTAGCTCAAGTTCATCAAGTAGCTCTAGCAGTTCTTCAAGCAGTTCATATAGTTCTAGCTCAAGTAGCAGTTCTAGCTCATCTAGCAGTTCATATAGTTCTAGCTCAAGTAGCAGTTCTAGCTCTTCTAGTAGTTCATATAGTTCAAGTTCATCTAGTAGTTCTAGTTCCTCTAGCAGTTCATTTAGTTCGAGTTCATCTAGTAGCTCAAGTTCTTCTAGTTCAAGTTTTTCAAGTAGCTCAAGTTCCTCTAGCAGTTCTTCTTCTTCTTCTAGTTCTAGTTCTTCTAGCAGTTCATTCAGTTCTAGCTCTTCTAGCAGTTCCAGCTCTTCTAGTAGCTCTAGCTCATCTTCTTCTTCTAGCAGTTCATCTTCTAGTAGCTCTAGCTCATCTTCTTCTTCTAGCAGTTCATCTTCTTCTAGTTCTAGTTCTTCTAGCAGTTCATATAGTTCTAGCTCTTCTAGTAGCTCTAGTTCTTCGAGTAGTTCATATAGTTCTTCGAGTAGTTCATATAGTTCTTCGAGTAGTTCTGAAAGTTCACATAGTATAAGTTCTTCTAGTAGTTCATCTAGTTCTTCAAGCAGTTCAAGTTCTTCCAGCTCTTCTAGCAGTTCTAGCTATTCTAGCAGTTCATTCAGCTCAAGCTCTTCTAGCTCAGCTTCGTCATTACCTGCTCAAGCTGTTTTTGTAGATGAAACATATGAATATAATTTTGTAAATGAAACTTATGATTATAAATTTAAAGAGCAGTAAGGAGGGAAAATAAAATGCCAAATAGAAAAGATTTATATTACGTAGCCAATGATGTAACCTTTAGAGGATCATTTAAAATTGATGGTGTAGCACAAACACCTGATGCTGGTAGCGCTAAAGTTCAAATATGGCAAGTAGGTAACACTACTACGGCGGTTTTAGCCGAGATAGCCGCTACGATTGCCGGGACCCAGGTAAGATATAAATATACTCCTTTAATAGTCGGCACATTTGCTTTGTTTTTTGATGCGACATTAAATAGTGGTGCTGATAAACGCACAGGAGTAATAGAATTTTTAGTTAAAAAGAAAGAGGCTCATTAATGATAAGCGAAAACTCATTAGCAAATTTAAAATTACCTAAGAATAAGAAAGAGAAGTATGGCCATCGGTATGCGATACCGCAAGAAAAAGTAGATGAATTATTTTCTTACTTAGCTGAAGGACTGCCTTTGAAACAAGCGGCTAAGAAAACAGCTATTTGTTTTGAGACAGCAAGGAAGTATTTTCAGAAAGGAGACGAGAATCGTGGTATCAAGCCACTTAAGTGGAGATTAACTGTATTCCAAGATAAAATATCTGAGAAATATAATGTTCTTCTTACGGAACGCAGAATGAAAATGTTAAGCATCATTAGGCAAAATTTAGAATATATAGAAAACAAGATGTTAGATAAGAAGTGCATTTGCTGTGATGGGTTAGGGACGCAAACTAATACTACGGGGATAAAAGAAATGTGTCCCGCTTGTAAAGGAGGAGGAAAGACTGTTAGTACATTGATGAGTAAAGCAACAATGAAAGATTTTGAACGATTAGTAAAATTAGAAGTTTTTCTTTGTGGCGGAGTAACGCAGAAAGAACAAGAAAGAAAGTTTTTAAGCGCTGAGGAGATATCTGGTGGAGATAATACAGAAAGCTGAAAGAATTGATTGGAAGAGAGAGATTGCTAACCGTAATCCAGCTGATGCTAAGCAATGGCAGATTAAGGAGTATCGGCGTTGCGTTGAGGATAAGCCTTATTGGTTTAATAATTATGTTTATACTATAAATACCAATAGCACTCCGTCGATTAAACCTTTTCTTCTTTGGCCTCATCAAGGAAAGTTAATTATTCAGTTAGATAAATATGAAGATACGTTTATTGATAAAGCTAGGAAACAAGGTATCTCTTGGACTGTCATGGGTTGGGAATTACACCAGGTCCTTTACACTAAAGGTTTCACAGCCTTAAATCTTTCTCGAAAAGAATCAGAGGTCCAGGATAGCGGTAATACTTTTCATGCTTTGCATGGACGGCTATCTTTTATGTATGATCGATTACCTCCATTTTTAAAACCAAAGGTGCATAATCCATTTTTAGTATTCTCAGTTCCTTCTATGAATTCAGTTATAAAAGGAGAGTCTTCTAATCCTAAGGCTGGTCGTGATACACAATATAAATTTATTTTAGTTGATGAAGCAGCTTTTATAGATTGTCTTGATGAAATGTGGAAAGGTTTGAGACACGCTTCAAATTCTATTTGTTTAAATTCCACTCCCCCTTCAGTAAGTTTAAATAATAAGTTTGCTGAGATAAAAGATATGCCTAATTCGGGATTTACTAAAATGCGGTTTCATTGGAATGATAACCCTGAGCACGACCAGGCATGGTATGATAAAAAGACAGCTTCGCTAACTGAGAGTGAAATTGCCCAAGAGTTGTTGGTGGGGTATGACAAAGCAAGAACCAATCGATCTTATCCTGAGTATGATGATGGTACACATCTTCTAGGGCACAAAGTATATCTTAACCCAAAATCAAGATTATATTGCTTTATGGATTTTGGTCTTGATGGTGAACCATTCGTTTTCGCACAGAAGGATTTTGAGGATAGGATATTCATTATTTATTATAAAATATTTAAAGATAAATTAACTATTGAGTTGTATAAAGAATTTATCAAATGCCTGGACGCAATAAAATACACAGGATTGATTAGCGATATAATGTTTATAGGAGACAAGTCAGGTAATAAAAGAAACCGAGTAACTAAGACAAGTGTAATCAGTGATTGGAAAAAAGTATCTAATGACCAAATTATAATAAAATCGCGAGAACTCTCTAATTATGAGAAGATGAAGTGTATGAAAACCTGCCTTAAAAAATATATTGGTGGCAGACCTAAATTTAATATATCACAAGAAACAACTTGCTTAGGGTTAGCAAAGTGTATGAAAAATGTTACTCTAAATAAAACTTATACCGATCATATAGATAATAAATATACTCACGCTGTTAATGCTGTAGAATATGGAATTAATTTTTTATTTCCTTTGGTAAAAGCTGCCGGTGTAGTTGTTGAGCTTAACCCGGGTGAAGCATTAAAAAATTTAAAAGGAGAAATTATCAGGAAAGCTGAACCTGTGATGAATAGAGGATTTTCTGTTTCAAGCGTTATAGGAAGCAATAGAATTAATAGAGGGAGAATATTATGAAAAAAAAGAGAGTTAAACCAACTAAAGCCTTGCAAGAACCAGGGGAAAAAATAGTTAGCTTTAAAGAACGAGGGAAAAGATCAGCAGCTATACAGCGTAGAATAGCAGAAGCCTATCCTATGGTAGGAGGTGCTGGTGAAGATGCATTATGGCGCTCATTGACAAACAATAACATTAGAGACCTTAATATTCTTACTCATAGGAGAATGCAAGATATAGCTTTTTATTTATACGATTCTAATCCTATGGCTGGAAGAATAATTGAGATAATTGAAGACTTCGTTATTGGCGATGGTTTCACATATAAAGCAAATAGCCCAGAAGTAAAAGAAGTGTTAGATAAATTTTGGAATGATCCAGATAATAACTTAGATGAAGAAATGAATGTTAACGTTGTTGAATTATTTCTTTTTGGAGAATTATGTCTACCGGTATGGGTTAACCATGCTGATGGGGCTGTAAAGTTAAGTTACATTGATCCTAAAATGATATTAAAAATAACAAAGGATCCTTTTAATTCTAAAATAAGTAAAAAACTTTTTTGGAAGAAACCTAGGGGATCTAAAACACGTGAGCTTGATATTATTAATGTTGATAGAAAAATAAAGTCAAATACATATGAGCGTTTAATTGGAGAATGTTTCTATTTTACAATTAATAAAGTAAGCTCAGCAACCCGTGGTAGAAGTTGTTTGTTACGATTAGCTGATTGGCTTGACGGATATGATCAATTTCTTTTTGCTCGGCTTGAAAGAGCATTCTTGTTGAATAATTATATTTGGGATGTTGAGTGTGAAGGAATGAATAAGGGTGAGTTAGAAGAGTTTGTTAAAGGTTTATCTCAACCGAAGCCAGGATCGATAAGAGCTCATAATGAAAAAATAAAATGGAAAGCTGAAACTCCTAAATTAGAATCTGCTGATGCTTCAGGAGAAGCTAACCTTTTTAAAAATCAAATATTAGGCGGAGCTGGTTTCCCAGGTCACTGGTTTGCTGAGGGGGATAAGACCACCAGAGCCACGGCCATGGAGATGAGTTTACCGACTCTTAAAAATTTAAAATCAAAACAGAAAAAAATTCAGTTTATGATTACACGAATGTTTAATTTTGTCATTGACCAGGCTATAATAGCTGGAACCTTAAAGAAGGATGTTGATAAAAACTTTAAGATAACACCTTCTCCTATTGTTTCAAGAGATAATACTAAGGGCACCGCTCAAGTAATTAATGGATTAGTAAGTGGATTAATTCAGGCAGCAGATAAGGAGTGGATAACAAGTGACAAAGCTAAAATTATCCTTAACGCTGTTTTTTCTCAGTTAGGTGTAGATATTCAAAATGATGTTAATGAAGACGAACAAGGAGGGGGCTCTAATGAAAAATAGTTTTAAATTCATTTCTGAATCAAAGGACAACGTTGCCTTGCTTGAAGGCTTGAATGATATTGTGATGTTATACGATACTAAAATAAAAGACGATAAAGTAAAAGAAAGCTTAGAAGAAATTCAAATATCTTTTAATGAGAAGATGTATGATTTAATTGAATCAGGGCTAAAGGACATTGATATTGAAAAGATGTCTGCCAATGGCAAAAAGTTATTGATGAGCTTTGTAGTAAGCGCTGAAGTAAAAGAAATTGTTGGGCAAGCAGTCGGTGCGGCAAGTATGTGTTGGGATCCAATACCTAAAGGAATATTTAATAGCACTCGAGCAATTAAAATATTAAATAGTCTTCTAGAATTGTATGCTTCGAAGAGAAGAGGTGAAGACGTAAAGCAAACCTTTGAAGAATTAAAACAATCGTTCATTTCTTTCGTGCCAAAGATGATAAAAGCTGGGATCACAGATTTTCATCCTGAAAAATTACCTCCATTTAGTTTAGAGCTTTTTGATAAATACACAGATTATAAATATATAGCAACTAAAGAAGACGGAAGTAAAGAGTCATTTAATACTTTTGATGACTTGAAAGCGAGTAAGGTTGAGTATAAGGAGCATCAGTTAGATATCAAAATGAAAGAAGCGGAAAAGAAAATAGGTAATTTTACTTATTATAAGCAATGGTGGAAAGGTAAAGGTAGGACAATTGAGAGCTTTATAATCTCAACTGACATAGGGATTGATTTGCACTTAGATAGTGATCTATTAAGTGATAAATTCAAAGAATCTATATTTTATCTTAAACCTTCGACTTATGACAAATATAGGATATCTGAAAGCGTTGAATTTATTGCACCAGATAGCAAACGTAATGTTACAACTATGCCGTCTTGGGTTAAGCAATTAGACGTAGGTAAAATATCTATATTGGAGAGTAGTGAGCTTGAGAAAGTATTGGAGTTTTCTGGTAATGGTTTAAAATTAATATATACAGCTAAGAGAGAAAGCGAAAGTTCAGATTTTTGGTCTTTGCAAAAAGAAGCTAGAGGTGATGGTGTAGGGCTAGGGGGAGAAAAACAGAATGATGGTGGAACGGATATTTGTGTTTGCCCTGAATGCAAAGAAGAAGTGTCCCATGATAGAGGCACTCCTTGCGTTGAAATTAAATGTCCTAAATGCGGAGTAGCTATGGTAGGAAAATAAAATAAGTCAAAAATAACTTGACATTTGTAAAAATATAGTTTATATTTTAAGTAGATGAGTTATTAACAGGTTATTCACAGCTTATCCACAAATATTAACAGGAGGCTTAATATTCCTTATCCGAATGAACATTCCGCTCGAGTAATGGAACCTCTTTCCAAAGCATCTGGCAACTTTGCCAGGAAATCTATAGCTTCAGGTATTAACATTATTTTACAAAAACCTAAAAGTGATATACGTACTTCAATGAAAGTGCAAGCTTATCGTTTTGGTAAAAATCAATTTACTCCAGAACTAGCTAAAGCTTGGTTGAAATCTAACGAAATTGATTACACTCTGTTTGAAGCGGCAAGCACTTTAGAGAAAAAAGAAGCTATAGACACAATAACTAAAGTCCTTTCAGACTGTATAATAGAAGGTAGAGGCGATGGCGTAGGAACAGGCGGAGAGAAACAAGGTGATGGCGGAACAGATACTTGTGTATGCCCTACATGCAAAGAAGAAGTTAAGCATAATAGAGGAACTCCTTGTGTTGAAATGACGTGTCCTAAATGTGGTGCTTCTATGGGTGGTAAGTAATGAAAGTTGAAAAAGGTTTTTAAATGAAATATAACCATATAAATATTGCAGCTTTTTTAGAGAGTAGCTCTTCTGGTGACGTTTGGAAGGTTATGATTATTGAGGAAGGACTTTCTAAAAATGGCAAATACTATACTCAGGAAGCTCTTACAAAATCAATTAATCTTTTTGAGAAATCAAAAGTTTGTTTTTATGAATGGCAAGATAAGCATTATGACCATTTGCCATTAAGTATAGAAGAAATGCGTCCAGAAGGATTTCCCCTTCAAACAGCTGGTTTTCTTGATAATGTTAAATTTGAGACTGTTAAGGTCGAAGGGAGAGAGGTTACTGGATTAACTGGATCATTGCATTTGCTTACGACTAACTCGAAAGTAAAGAATTTGAAGCAGATGCTAACAAATGCCTGGCAAAAAGGGTTAAAAAACTTGTTAGGTTTATCTATAAATGCAGAAGGTCCGTCAAGTGTTAGAATGCTTAATGGGCAACCGGTAACGGTTGTTGATAGCATTACTAAAGTATTTAGTACGGATTTTGTAAGCCAACCAGCAGCGGGCGGTGGATTACTTAAAATGATTGAAAGTATTAACTTAAAAGGAGGGAACGAGAAAATGTTTAAGAAAATTCTTGAGGCTGTGAAGAGATGGAATCCAAAATTGTTAGAAAGCGTAGATATCGCTAATATCACAGAAGTAGAAGTTACTAGCATATTTGAATCTTTAGTTAAAACGGCTAAAGAAAGTAATTCTAATAAAACAAAAGAGCTTGAAGCTATTGTAGCAAAATTCAAAGAAAAAGATTATAGTGAAGCAGAAACTTTACTTAATGCTTTGATATCAATGAAAGAAATGACTGACAAAGAATTGCTTGCAGCTGATGACTCTAATTTAGATCCTAAGAATTTAAAGAAAAAGAAAGATTTATTAAAAAAGCAAGCTGAAGCTAAAGACAAAACTGATCAGGATGTAAAAAATACTGATTTAGAAAAGAGAAATAAAGATTTAGAAGCCAAGTTAGACGGCATAAGTAGTAAATTAGCGGTTAAGGAATGTAAGGATATGTTAGAACTTGCTTTGGCTGAGAGTAATCTTCCTGATGTAATCAAAAATAAAATCCGTAGTTCCTTTAAGAACAAAGTTTTTAAAGAAGCAGACATGAAAGAATCAATTAAGTCTGAGCGCACAGTATTAGCTAAATTGGTTGAAAGTAATACTATAATTGATTTTGGTATCGATATAGGTGAAGGTAGTTTTGTTGCGAGAGAACCAGTTACTCGTTTGCAAGCTTCTTTGGATTTAATGCTTGGATATAAGCCTGAAGATAGCGAAAAAGATAACTACAAAGATATTGGTGGTTTTAGATCATTGAAAGAAGCTTATGTTGCTTATACTGACGATGCGGAAGTAACTGGTAGAATGGGAGCAAAAGCGTTAGCAAGATTATCTGAAGCAGTTGTAGATGATAATTCTAGCTTTGCTTATGCTTTAGGTTATTCTATGCAAAGAAGGATGTTACCTGAATATAGAGCAATACCTGAGCATTGGAAAGAGATCGCAACTGCGGTTGCAATAAAAGATTTTAAGTTACAAGAAAGAATTCAATGGGGTGGATTTGGAGTTCTTCCTACTGTGCAAGCAGCTAGGACAGTTGCGGGTACGCCGATAGATAGTGCGTCACCTACTTACCCAGAACTTGGATTCCCGCCTGATCAAGAAGCTACTTACGCCGTTGCCACTAAGGGTGGAATGGTAACAGTAACTAGAAGATCAATTATAGATGATGATTTAAAGGTGCTTTCAGGCATTCCTAAAAGAGTTGGTAAAGCTGCTGGATATACATTAAATCAATTCGTATTTGATTTAATGATAGGTTACGGCGCTTCTGGTATAAATACTGCAACTATTTATGATAGTGCAGTTCTTTATATTGCCGCTCATAAGAATTACAGAACAGGTGCATTAGGGTTTGATAACCTTCAAGATTTATTAAATGATATGTGGTATCAGTGTGAATTAGGATATAAGACTGACGTTGCAACACAATTAGAAGCTGCTGCTACAGAATTAGATGTTACTGGTGGAACTGGCCAGTATTTCAAAGCTGGAGATTACGCATGGATAGACGGAGAAATTGTTCGTATAGATTCAGTATCTACGGATGCATTGACTATTGCAAGAGGTATGTTTGGAACAACTGATGCTCAGCACGTAGTTGCAATTGATGTTCGTAAGGTTACTCAGTTCTTAGCATTAGAGAAACCAACTCTTTGGGTCCCTCGTTCCTTGAATGGTACAGCTTTATCACTACAGAATTCTGATAAGAATCCTGAAACTGCTGAAGGTGGAATCAATACTCTAAAGGGTCAGTTTGAAACAAAGCAAAGTCCGTTCTTACGCGGTGATGAAAATAATTATTACTTAACAGCAAAAAAGAGTGACGTAGAAGGTATTGAAGTAGGATTTTTGAACGGGAAAGAAGAACCAGAGATTTTAGTTCAAGATCAACCTACTGCCGGTAATGTGTTTGTCTATGATACAATTAGATATAAAGTTCGCCATGAATACGGTGGAGCAGTTGTAGACTTTAGAGCATTCGCTGGTGCAATTGTATCGTAAAAATTAATCTGAATTAACGGCAATGGCCGAGGGGGGAATCCCCTCGGCACAGCTGTTAGGTTGTAAAATGCCTAATGTTAAGGAGGTCTGAATGAAGTTTACAAGATATAAATACGGAGTAGCAAACGAAAGAGGTACCGCCCTCACAAAAGCGACAAGTTATACGATACTCGAAAATGATATTTTAAGAGGCGGTCAGTTTTTTAAGATAAATGGCGCCTACACCTTAACACTACCAGTCGCAAGTTCAAATTTAAAAGGTGTTAGCGTTTACGTTACTGGAAATAATGGATCCGCTAAAGTTGCTGTTGTCGCTGGTTTTGGTGGTGGCGGAGCAAGTTACGATACAGTAACAGTTGGTTCTTATAATATGGTAGAATTTTGGTGTGATGGTTCTTATTGGTATGCTTTGTCTGACGCTGTTGGCGCTAGCTAATAAGGAGGTTTCACAATGGGAAAGGGAAAACCTACCAGATATAAATATAGTGTTGCAAACCGTAGAGGAACAGCATTAAGTAAAGCCGCTGATTACTCTCTCACCGAGAGCGATGTCCGAAGATATGGATATTCATTTATAAAATTATCTGTTACGGCCACATTAACTTTGCCTGTTGCCGCTGATGTATATAAAGGTGTAAGCCTTTTAGTTACGTCAAGTGGGCAATGTAATGTTTATGTTGCTGCTGGTTTTAATGGTGGTGGAGCTAGCTATGATACTGTTAATATAGGGTTATATGAATCTGCTGAGTTTTGGTGTGATGGCAGTTATTGGTATGCTTTAAATATAACAGTTAAAGGAAATGGCTCAAGTAGCTCAAGTTCATCTAGTTCTTCTAGCAGTTCTAGTTTATCAAGCAGTTCAGAAAGTTCATCAAGTTCATCAAGCAGTTCTTCAAGTAGCTCAAGTTCTTCGAGCAGTTCTAGTTCATCAAGTTCGTCTAGCAGTTCATACAGCTCAAGCTCAAGCTCTTCAAGCAGTTCAAGCTCATCTAGTAGCTCAAGCTCATCTAGTAGCTCAAGTTCATCTAGCAGCTCAAGTTCTCTAAATCAAGATTGGTTTGGAGTTACAAGTGCTGATCTTGATTCAGATTGTGGCGATGATGGTGGAGCAACTACTATTGAAGCAGCTCTTAACGGAACAGGCGTTTGGAAACATTCTGCTGATGAAACTCATTGGTTCATAATCGATTTAGCTCAAAGTCGCTGGGTAAGTAAAGTTAGAGGAAGAAGTGGCGGAGATTTGAGTTGGGATCCAACTAATGTAAACATCTATGTAAGTGACTCTAAGACAGTTTGGGGCGGAGCAGTCAAATCAGGGATTACAACATGGCAAGATACTGGTATCTGGCAAGAATTTGATTTAACAACACAGAAGTATGGACGCTATGTGAAAGTAGAGATAACTACAACTGAGCATGTAAGTAAATACTTAGAGTTTGGTGGGCCAGCTGGGAATTTCTTCAAAATCTTTGATCTATACGTTCAAGGAGATATGTCAAGTTCATCAAGTTCGTCAAGTTCAAGTAGCTCAAGTTCAAGTTCAAACTCAAGTTCAAGTAGCTCAAGTTCAAGTAGCTCAAGTAGCTCTAGTTCGAGTACAAGCACGTAAGGATAGTCTCCCGGCAGAGTTAATTCTCTGCCGGGATTACCCAAAAGGAGATAGATAATGGGAGTGCCCGCTTACAAATGTCCGTTTAAAAATAACGCTGGAGCTGGAATAGTTTGTGAGAATGTAGCTTGCGGAGCATATAATCTAAAAGAAGAAGACTGCAATATCATCATGTACTTTAGAAAAAGAGTAAAGTTGGGTGGCTCAAAAGATGTTAAAGAATCTTCTGGAGATCAGACACAGCACTCATCTAGCTCTAGTTCTAGTTCAAGTTCAAGCAGTTCTAGTTCAAGCTCAAGCAGCTCTAGTTCTTCTAGCTCAAGCTCGTCAAGCTCAAGTTCTTCATCTAGTTCTAGTAGTTCTGAATCTTCATAGGAGTAGATTATGAGTTATACTAGAGAAGATTATTTAGCGAGATTGAATACTGCCTTACAGGATGACGCTGAACAATTGTCGCCTGATGATAGATATAGAATTTTGTCTCAAGCTGTAATTATCTTCTCTAAAACTAAACCATACACTAAAATAAAAGAACAAGACGGCGATGGCAGTGCTTATGATTTTGCTTTACCAGATGATTGGATAGATGATTATTCTTACATTGTAGGAAAGATTGAATATCCCGCTGATGATTTTCAAAATCCTTCATACGTAGAAGATAATAACTGGAAATATTTTAAGAAACTTGTTGCTACTGTAGTAACAACTTATCTTAGAATACTTAGCTTTATCCCCGCTACTGGGAAAAAAATAAGATATGAATATGCTTTACCTCATGAGTTTAGTGAGGCGACTTGCACTATAAAAGATAATGATATAGAGGCAGTTATAAATTTAGCTGCCGCTCTTTGTTTCTGGGCTCTCGCGGCAAAATTTGCACAAAGCACAGATTCGACAATCGAAGCTGACGTTATTGACTATCAGCGAAAATCTGATCTTTATGCCTCATTGGCTAAAGAAAAGATAGCAACTTATAATTCATTAATGGGCTTAGGTGAAGAATCTAAGGGAACTGGTGCTGCTTCAGCTGGCATTTCTGTGAAGGATCTCGATTTTGAGTATTCATGGAAAAGTGATATGCTGACGCATCCATCAAGATTTCGCTAATACCCCAGGCAAAGAGTAAAAAGGAGAAGGCGGAGATAGAAGACAAGTTTTGAATACCTGAATTCTATCCTTCCGCTTTAAGAATAAATGTCTTTAGCTTTAATTCGAACACAAATAAAAACTAACCTAGAAGCTATTTCTGGAGTAGAACACGTTTATGATTATAAACGCTACTGTAGTGATTTAGCTGCATATAGAGATTTGTTTGTTAAAGATTCAAAAGTAAACACTTGGGATATAGAAAGAAAATCTTTTGAGAGAGTTGGCCATGGGGGTAATGGTGATGTCCAGGATGTAAGAAATGTTTTTAATATACGAGGGTTCTATTCTTTTTATGATGAAAGAGAAACAGAAAAAACATTCCAAGACCTCGTTGAAACAATATGTGCCAGTTTTATTAGTAATCCGACATTGAATGGAAAAGCAGAAATAGTTCATATACCTATCATTGGAGAATTCTCAACGGCTTTCCTAGGTTCAGTTATGTGTCATGTCGTTAATATAGAGATTATTATTACAGATAGGATAATTTAAAGGAGGTTTGTAAAAAAATGAGCAAAATAACACGCATTGCGCAATTAGCCGGGAAAGTTGAAACTATATCTGGTAACGCAGAAGCTTTAGCAGCCGCACAAGCTACAATCTTAGCTTATGATCCAGTAATGGATATTGAGCCTGAACAGTTCAAAAGAAACCCAGTAATAAAAACTATGTCTAGATTTCCTTCGGTTCCTGGGGCCAGGAAGATGTCACTAGGTTTTAAAGCAGAACTTATGGGGCCTGTCTCAGGTTCAAAAGGAACTACATTGCCGATAACACCTTTCTTAAGAGCTTGCGGATTATCAGAAGCTCTCTCAGCTGGAGTGTCTAATATTTACGTTCCTATATCTAGTAGCTTTGTTACCGCCTCATACGCTCTTTATGAAGATGGTTTTAGAAAACTTATGTGTGGTTGTGCCGGTAATGTTAAATTCCAATTCAAAGTAGGTGAGCCGGTATTTTGTGAATTTGCTATGCAAGGAAAATATTCTTCTCATAGTGATACAGCGTTGTTGACTCCTACGTACCCAGTCCAAGTTCCATTTATTTTTATGGGCGCAACGGTTACTATCGATAGCGATTCGTTGGTATTAGATGCTTGTGAAATTGATTTACAGAATGAAGTAGTTATATCTCCTCGGCCACAAGATGCTTCTGGTATTGATTACGCAAAGATAACTGGTAGAAATCCAATAATGACTTTTGATCCAGAAATGGTTGCACTTACTGATCATGATTTTTATGCAAAGATATTGTCTAGTGCAACTATGGCGGTTATTATAACGATGAATGATTCGAATGGTAACAATCTTTACTTCTCACTTCCAGCTGTAAGATACACTGAAGTAAAGTCAGGAGACAGAGAAGGGATAAGAGTAGTGAATGCAACTTGTGAAATCTGTAAAAATAGTGACGGCGGAAATGATGAGATAAGTATAACTATGGGAACATCGTCTAGCTCTTCGAGCTCTAGTTCAAGTTCTAGTTCTTCTAGTTCAAGTTCTAGCTCAAGTTCTAGCACTTCTACATAAGTAGAGAAGGAGCTGAATTGAAAAGTAGTTTCGGTTGTAAAATAGAAGCTAAATTAAGCATTCCTGATTTCAAGAATGCTAGCATAGTATTAAGTCAAATAGCTAATAAAGTAGCAACCGAATCTAAGAAGAATATTCGCACTCAGACTAATGTTGATGATAATTCGGCATTCAAGAGATTATCAGTTAAGACTATCAAAGATAAAACAAGAGAAAATGCACCTTATCCTCATAGAGCATTATATAGAAAAGGGGTTATGTATAATGCGGTGCGTGTTTCTAAAATAGCTGATAACATTTTTACTGTAGGAATACTTCCTCGAGGAAAACCTAATAGAGAAATGGTTGCGATAATCCATCACGAAGAGACCGCGATAAAAAGAAGATTTTTAGGTATATCTTCACAAACCTTTAAATGGGCTAAAGCTAGAATGGATAGATGGTTTAAAACAAAAAGGTTAAATTCAGTTAAAAAAACATATAGTTATAACTATTAAAAAAAGGAGGTTTATGATTGATCCAATCGGTGTAGGAATGGTGAAAGAATACATATTAGAAAAAGATATAAAGAACCCAACAATATGGTTGATAGGTCCTTTAGACTCTATTATGAAATCAAAGTTTCTTGCTAGCTTTGGTAAAATAAAAATTGAAGATGGCAAACCAGTTTATGTCCAAGGCGAAAATGATTATACTCAAAATAATTTTACTCTCATAAAATATGGATTAAAAGGGTTTAAGAATTTTAAGCTTATGGATATAGAAGTTAAATTTGCTACTAAGAAAGAAAAGGTCTTTAACGTCGAAATTGAAGTTGTTACTGATGAAGTAATAAAAATGATCCCTCTATATGCTATAAACGAATTAGCTTCAGAAATCTGGGGAGAAAATCAGGTAGGTGAAGAACTAGAAAAAAACTAATATTGGCGGTTGAGGTATCAAGCTTAGGCCTCAATTGCCACGACTGTAATGAACACCAAAAGAAATTTCGCGGTTGTAATGATTTACCGATTCAACCATATTTGATTGATGGAAAACCAGCGAAAAGATGTATAGCAAAGCTTTTACCGCCGGAGATAAAGATATACATAAGGTATTATCAAGCTTACAAAAAAGGATTCCTACCTTTTCCTGGAAGTCTTTCGCAGCAACCGGCAAAGTTATTAGATATATTTGATATCTTAGAATCAGCAGAAATTAAAGCGATGGAGAATAAATACAAGGTGTAATATGGCTGGAAAACAAGAATTTAAAGTTGTTTTGAGTTTTGAGGATCTAGCTACCGGTAAGCTGAAGAGGGCTAGTAATGAACAGATAAACTCTATGAAAAAAGTAGGAGTCCAGATCAAGAAGACTGGTACTGGAGCTCAAAAAGATTTAAAAAAGATGACACATGGCCATGATGAGGCTGGACGGCATGCAAGAACTCATGGCTACATGATTACTGAGCTTCAAGGGAAAATAGGCGCTTTACGGAACATAATGCTATTATACTTCTTTGCTATGCGGCCGATTATGAAGTTATACAAAGAAACT